CCCTCCGGTGATCGCATCCCCTGGCTTAGCCTCGACCATTTCAATCAAGATGGCGGGCGTATCGATTTTAAACTTTTCGCCGTGAGTAATTTCGGTCGGGTCATAGAGTGCGACCGTATCGAGTTGCGGCAGACGTTTTTTAAGCTCGGCGACCATGTTGTCGTGTAGCTCGGTAAAGTCTTTTAATACGTTGCTAGTTGCTTCGTTCATGGTTCATGGTTCATCACATAGTTAATTTCTTGACCTAAGATCTTGCGAAACTGATCAGGAATGCGGCTTTCAAAACGCCGAAACACTTCCGCGGCGAGATCGTTCACTTCAACGGCGACGTGTTGCACCGGAAAGCGACCACGAAGTTCGGGCGAAATGGAATTACTGTTCGGCTTACGTTTGCGGCCTGTCGTTGCATACTGGCCATTGTTACGACTTGCACGGATCCAGACAGCATCGTCATAACCGTACATGTCTCGAATAAAAGCGCCTTGGTATCGCCGTTTACCTAACGATACACCGGCGCGGGTTTGTCTCGCTTTGCCCGCTTTTTCCGCAAGAATGTTTGCGGTCCCCATCCATAAGATGGTGACTGCATCGGCGCCCTTGCCGACGGTCTTCAATGAGAAACGAGGTTTTAAGTTCTTTTGAGGTATCCCCAGTTGCTGCGAAAGCTCTCGCGCAAGTCTGGTATGCACCCAGCGCATGGTTTTTTTGATGGCCCGTGCGCCCGCTTTTTCAAGCTGCTTTGGCGTAGCCTCAACCATTGCACTGACAAGCTGCAGTTCTTTAGCAAAGTTAAGATTGATGTTAACACCAGGTTCGGCCATTCCCATCACCCTCCGGGCTTTGCTTTGCATGATCCGGTTGGTCACTCAAAAAGCAGTAACTCACGGCGTCATCTTTGGGATAACTGACCGTGACGAAATACTCTCGACCATCGACCAAAACGGACCAATCTGTCGGGCTTTCTGCGCAACCTTCCACATGCAGCGTTTCAACCACAATATGCGGCTGTTGCATTAAAAGATCTTGGCCGCTTTTGCCTCCGCCTTTGATTTCAACATCCAACAATGGATTACTGAACACGGCGTCCACTGGCTTCCATTCCCCCTCTGGCGGCCTGATTTTCACTTCGTGGGAACGCCCCAGACGCCGAATGATTCGACGACTGGCACGTTTAAAGGGGTCACGCTCACGCATTAAGCGGCTGGTTCAGTTTTTGGCGTGAACTTAATACGACGCACAGCCAGCGGGCTAGTACAGATATTCGCAGGGTTGGACTGGCTTTCCATGTCCACACCTTTATTGAATTTCTTCGGTTCCGACGCTACGTAATACGGCAGACCTTTTGTGCCCGCGGTTTCGTTATAGTTTGCCGGAGCAAATCGGGTAAGGAACAAGCCAGGTTTTCCTTCTGGAACCACAACCGCGCCATACTTAACCGGCATTGGATCTTCTTTGCCAAGCTGTTCGTCGTATTCTTCCCAGTAAATACCCTGCCAATAAACACCAGGGCGAATATCGTCTCGTAGTGCTGCACCATCATTCTGACGCTCAAACGCTTTGGTAAAGCTTTCGTTTTCCAGCAATTGGTCAAAGAACGCCGGACGACAAAAGGCACGGTACTTTTTAGCTTTGATGCCTTTTTGTTGCTTTTCCGAATCTCGCTTAACCTGTAGCAACTGTGTCGCAAGAGGATTATTAAAGTCGACGGTGTTTTCGCCGTTCGCTTCACTGATCTCAAACGCTTTAAACAAATCAACAATTACAGATCCGTTTTTACTCAGGACCTTTCCGAAAATTGCACCGAAACGGAAATATTCAATTGTGGCATCCAAGCTCTGACGCCCAATATCGAGCTTTTCATCAATTACCGCTTGAAGTTCTTCCAGTTCATCGGATGTACCAAAGGCACGAGTATTTAGCACATCATCAGCACTAACACTCGACGGAACCGGAAGGTGCACCGCTTTGAATGACACAATCTTACGATTTGGGTCATCTAATGGTTTGCCATCTTCGCCACGCTCTACATCTTCAACTAATTGGATTTGACCGTCTTTATATTCGATGTCAATCGTAGTGGTGCGAATGCCTTTTTCTTCAAACAGCTTTAGTTCTGCTAGGCGCAAACGTGGAACATCCATATTATTAATGGCCGCGGTCAGTTCGGTAATCGAAAACTTGCCCGACTCAAGCGCTTGTTGCATTTCCATGTTGATCTCTCTTTAAAAAGTTGGAAGGAAAAATCCAGCGCTTAGCGCAGGACAATCTGTTTTTCGGCCAATGCGGTGACGGCCGCTTCTTTTTGCACCGTCGTAATGCCATCTGGCCAAGTCATTTTGCTGTCATACAGGGCACACACACGAGCATGAGCGACCGCCGGAGTCGGTTCCGAACTGTCGATGTGGCCATAAAGCACAACTGCGGCGGCATTGGCTTCTGCGGCGTCTACAGCAATATCTAGTTGGGTAAAACTGCCGTCGTCTTTTTCACCGAGCACGGTGCCTGAAACATACGGTCCGCCCACAACGACAATACCGTCGCGGGATACATGGTCTAGCTCACCGGCTACGTGTGCGCCGATACGAGCGCGCATATGTGTAACTGTCATGGTTTGTCCTCATAGTGAAAGGGAAGTAAACGCCGCTTATTTATCGCTTGGCGTAGATTTCTTTTGCGTTCAGGGATGTGGTTTTCTTTTCATCGTCCGTCACATGGCGAGTTTGGTCGCCGCTCTCATCGGTTTCAGCTTTCGCTTCATGGATAGCCTTTCCGACCATCTTCACCGGATCATCGATACAGCCGACAAGCGCGTCAAAGCTACCCGATAAGCCCGCGGCAGCGAGGGTATCTTTCAGCCCCGAAGCCATTTCAATTCTGTTTTCCGCTTCCGCTTTTGTGACGCCCTCTTTTAACAAGGATGCAGAGAAAGCAGGAACACCCGCGGCGGAACAAGCGGCCACAAGTACCGCGGCATGAGCGACCGCCATTTCAGGTTCAGGCCCTTTAATCGCTGCAATCGCATCAGGGCGCTGCTCTGTAATGGCAGTAATCAGATCAGCCGTGCTCATCGCTTCCGAACCTGGCAAAGTCAACGTGATGTTGTTTTCACCTTCATCGGCGCCGGTATTCGTTTGATTTGGATTTGGCATGTCTTTTTTCTTTCCTGTTTTGAGTTCGGCGATAACGCCCTCTAGACTCCCGAGACGGTGAGCCATACCTTTATCAACGGCAGCTTGACCCACTAGGATCCCGCCTCCGCCAAAATCGTTAATGACCGTGTCACGATCGACGCTCATATTGCGGGCGACACGTTGGACAAACACTTCGGCGAGATCGTCCAAGTGCTTTTGATACGCCGCTCGACCTGTTTCTGTGGCCGGGTCCTGTCGCTTGTTAGGCGATTGGCTCGATACGATTTCGATGGTTTCGAATTCGTCTTCGGCTTTTTCCTTGCGACGGCGCATTTGTAACACCGTGCCAATTGAACCCGCGCTGGCCGTGGCATCGATGACCACTTCTTCACACGCACTCGCGATCCAGTAACAAGCGGAACAAGCCATGCCACCGACATACGCGACAATTCGTTTTTTACCGCGGGCTTGATAAATCATTTCTGCCAGTTCGTGAATGCCGTTAGCTTCACCGCCAGGGGAATCACAATTGACCACAATGGCTTTAATGGCTGGGTCGTTCAGAGCCTGAGTAAAATCTTGCGCCAATAGTTGGGTGGTTGTTCCGCCGCAAATATTGGTAAACAAATTCGCGTAACGGCTGATCACTCCGCTCACGCTGATCAGAGCGACACCCCCTTCGCGTTTTTCCATTCCACGCGTGAGGCGCTTGCCTGATTTGGTCGCTAAGGATTCGGGGACAAAGTCATCCAATGAGAGGCTATCCACCTCTCGATTGGCAATGTCACTCATCAGCGATAAAAGCTGCTGATCCAGCGCCCAAGGTTGCGACATCAAATAGTTCAGGGCGAACTTATGTTTCATCTTCACCGCCTCCGGTCGTTTCTGAGGCACTAAAAAGCCCGCCTAATTTGGCGGGCGGTTCAATACCTTCTTTTTCACAAGCCTCTTGCCATTTCTTGAGCAATCTGGCGTTAACTTGCATGTTCTTTTCAATGTCGGTTCCGTATTCTGCTGCCTCTCGTTCACCGTTGGAAATATGAGACGCGACCGCCTTGTTACGGGCGTTAATGTCTTGCTCTGGGTGTAAGTGCTTCCAGGCATCCGGACGAACATCCACCGCAAAGTATTTCCAAGGGTCCGAAGCAAAGCCGGACGCCGACAAAAGCCCTGTGGTGATTAATGTTTCAATCACCCAGCGCCAGATCCCAAAGGCCACTTGAAAACCGGATAAGTTTTCCTGATCAAAACTGATTGAACGACGATACTCGTTCAAGAACGCGCGAACTAAGCGGTCATTCAAGCCCGCCCAGTCTCCCGTTAACAATGGGTAAGGAATATCCATCCCCGCCGAGTAAAGCAGCGATTCCCAACGAACAAAATCCGCGTAACCTTGGCCCGCGTTATCCCCTTCAAAGGGCTGCGCTTTCTCACCTGGCAACATTCGAAGCCAAGTTCCGGCTTGAATGGTTTCACTCGATTCGGCGCCCTCTGTATCCGCATACTTGGGTTTACCTGTTTGCGGGTCGAACTCCCAATCGTCCTCACCAAAAGATTCACGATAAAGAACCCCAGTGAAGCCAGCACGGGAACGCTTACGAACTAACTCGTTATCGTTGTATTCGTGGAACGTTCTATCTTTCAATAGCGCCGCTGCCGTTTCAGGCTCAGCACGAACTTGACCCGGGCGAGTTGGTTTGTAGTGATGAATCACATCACGCGCCGGCACACGAACGCAGTCATGCAAGCCGACTGATTCAATGCCATCGTCTGGATGGGCCTTATAGAACCAATACGCCACTTTGACCTTACCGTTAAACTCAACCCCTTGAATGATTCGGCGGGTTGGGCTTATGCGTCGGTTCAACTCTTGCGGGCACATGTCCGCTTCCAATAATTCCACTTGGATCGGCGCCACCAAACCAGAATCAAGGCGACGATTTAAACGGCGGATAAATACTTCCCCCGACATACGACGCGAAAGGGCGGCAAGATGACATAATCCACCGAAATTTAAGTCACCCCAAGGATCGAGCTGCATCGAGATCACACGCCACAATTTGTTTGTTTTCTTGCGAAAATCATCATCCTCGCAAGTGCTCATTAGCGTAAAGCCCTTGCCGATCTCATTGGTGGTGTTTTTGTTTATCCCCGAACGCATCAACAAGCTATTGCGGTAAGCGTGACGGGTTCGGTTTCTTAATGGTTTTCCGGCCGACGCTAACGCGCGATTCGGTCCAATGGATGGCGCTGGCCAGCCCATTCCACGCGGTGAGCGGGTTGCGCCCTCATACGTTTGTTCGGCTAATGGCTTGCCATCGAGTCCCACGATTAGCCCCATTAGCGGATCCCCCGATCAACGTGAGCGGTATGACCCGCAAAAGCACGACTTTTGACGCCGTTTTGTCGTGCGATTGAGCGCATGATATGACGCTTTGCTTTTAACAAATCGTTCATGCTGCGATAAGTAATCTCTCGACCGTCAATCTTGACGGTTAGTTCTCCGCTGGCAATGGCTTCGTCTAACGCGTCGAGATCATCTGTAGTAAAGGCCATAAACCACCATCATAAACTTGAAGCTCGGCGGCGACGCTTTGGCAGCGCCACGGACTCGCCGTCTTGGGTAACTAATGCCGTACTTTCATCGATAGGCACTGCGAAGTAAGGCGGATTCTCCCAGTCAATGCGGTCCGCCTTGAGTTTGTAAATACATGACCAGTTGTAAACGAATAAATCGAGCGTTTCGTTTCGTTTGGAAATCTTCTTCCACTTGCCATCATGGCCACGTTCTTCGGCGAGCAATTCATCGAAGAAGGTATCCGGCAACCACATCGGCAAATGCACATAACGACGCCCAGGTTCAGGGCGGTCAAATGCAGATTGAACCGTGTCTTTTATTCTGTCTGGATTGAGCTGGTAAACCGGCACATCACCATAAGCGCGGGCTTTTCGGTCTTTACGTTTGGTGTTGTCTGGATAAGTTTCGACAATCACCGGACCGCGCCCCTGACCTTTTACCAACATAAAGCGGCGGGCTAACCCCTCTTGCTTTATCTTGCGATAAAACTCGTAAGCGTTATCCGTCACGCCATCTTCACCACCGGAGTCACACGCGGTTAAGTGGATAGGCATTCGACGACCGCTGTCGCTTTCCAGCTCATACGATTTATTGATCACCCGGTCGATGAGTAAATCCCAATCTTCCAGGTAAGCCGCCGGATTCACCCGGACAAACTTATCCGGGTTATCCGGATCAACACGCTTTGACCTTTCAATCTTAAAGCGGTCAATCACCTGGTGTTCCAGTTCTGGACCCCAGGCCAGCACCATGACATCAAATCGGGCGGTTTTTGCACCGGCTTGAACGTCAACGGCAGCGGTAAGGAACCTCGCCCACTCTGGCACAACTCGCACCCCAAGATCGCGGCGGCGTTGCATCAGTTCGTTAGCGCCTCGGTCCCCTTTACGCGGCGGCGTAAACGGTTTGCCTTGGTCGGTGTTTACCGTGGTTTGCAAATCTTCTAAGTTGCCCGTGGCTTCATACTGCGCCAAGGCTGCAAGGTACTTGTAAACCAATTCATTCCAGGTCTGAAAGGCGGCGGTCGGGCCCTTTTGCCAAAAACTGGCGATATGGGATTCTCGCGCCTCTCCAGTAACGTGACCGTTTTGGTCTATCTGGCAGCCTTCGGGCAACCAGATCCCGGAATGATTCAAGGCAAATTTAAGCGCCTGTCCTTGGTGCGGTTTTGACTCTGACATCAAACCGCCACAATGCGGACAGCACATATACACTTCTTTTGCTGCTTTGGCTGGGTCCACTTCGTTTGTGTCCCAGTGCAACAATGGAAAATCAGGTTCAAACCATTCGCCACACTCGATACATTGCCAATGAAACAACCGGCGATCGCCTTGGTTGTAGATCGATAAAATGCCCTTGGTGGGCGGCGCTTCATGTGGGGATGAGACACGAACATTCGGGTCCGTAATATGGAACCCGGGCGAGCCTTCGGCCAGTGTCATCCCTGACGACATGAATGTTTGATTACGCTTTGACGCCAACAAGAACGCCGAACCTTCGCCATCAACATCGAGCGGCATTCGGTCATAGTCGGTTAATGCAACGAACTTCCAGTCCGACGAGGCGAACACGTTCTTTGATGGCCAGCCGATCTTTAAAAAGTTACCGGCGCGAAATACTTTGTCGTGTACGTTGTTATCGTGGGCCCTTGGCGACATCGCCGCTTGAATATCAGGACTGGCGTTAAACTCACGCGACAAGCGTTTTTTTGAATACTCGGCGGCTTTCTCTTGAGTTATTTGGACTAACAGAAAATCCGACGGGTTATTCACAATGGTGTCACACACCCAACCATCAACCAGGCTAACGGTTTTTGATGTACGAGCAGGACCGACAAACACCACCGCGCGATATTGGCGCGACTTTAAGCAATTCATTGGCTCATGGATATAAGGCACGAGATCGCCATTCCAAGGCACCATTGAACCGCCTTGCTCAACATGCAATAAACGGCGGGCGCTTTGTGATACCGGCTCACGGTTAGGCGGCTTGATCAAGTTGGCCACATCGCGGCGAACTCGTTCAGGCTTTGCGTAATTAACTTGCATCCGTCTGTACCTCTAACAGCTTATGATACAAACGACTCCGTAGGCTATCGCTTTGCTTTTCGAGCTGGTCGAGTTGGTCCGGTGTGAATAACCGGGTCCGCTCCATATTGTCCGGTAAAGACTCAAAGAAACTGACCACCGATTTCATCACTTCCGAAAAATCGTCGCGATAATCCCCCTCGGGGATCAACTCGCCAATCTCGGCTTGAAACTTGAGGCGTTCACGTTCGGACTGGAAAAAGTCTTTCCGGTCTTTGGGCGCCATCTTGTTCGGGTTGTAATCATCCTCGGTTTTGTTTCCCGCTTCGGCAGAAAACAGAGCCGGACCCACATCAGCAAGGGCGTAAACGTCTACGCCGGATTTTTTACCGATGGGCTTAACTTGATTTTCGCGAAGGCGTTTTCTGATCGTGTCTCGATGCAGACCAAACGCCTCAGCGATTCGGGTAATGTTCCAGGCATAGGCGTCATTGATTGAACTCACTGTTCCCACAAAAACACCTCATTGATTAGGACGACCCGAAGCGTGAAGGGCATCAGCTAATATCGTGTATGTGGTCCCCTATTGCTTCGGATCGGGTTCGGTTGGCTTAGGCTGCGAATGTTCCCAAGCTCGAATTAATTGGAATCGCTTATCACAGGACTCAATCACCGAGATCAACGCGTCGTTGTCCGCGGCTAAATCCGCCCACGTTGTGCCGGTAAACGGCGGAACAAAACAGCCCACGGTGTAAGCCTTGGGCGGCGTTCGATAAATGATTTCGGTTTTAATGACGGGCGGCGGTTCGCTCACGGCGCAACCGGATAAGCTCATCAGGCAAAGGCTCGATGCCACAATCAGATTGGTTTGCTGCTTCATACGCGGCCTTTTGTCGTTGGCTTTTCTCTTGGTTGGCGCGCTCTAAATCTTCGACTAGCGCAGCAACCTTGGATTGTTCCATCTGGTAGCTGCTTTTCAGCTCATGCGTTTTTAGGCGCTGCGCTTCCAGATCGGCGATTAGTTGATCATTGCTTTGCTCTAGCTGGCCGACCCGAACGTTCGCTTTGTCGCGTTCGTCGGTGACTGTATCCAGCCGCCACAGCAAAACAGCCCCGGCGGCTAATACGCCAACCGCCAGGAACAGACGAATTTTGTTTACCACCATAAGGACACCCCGAATCGCTTTTCGTACCAGTGATGGATTTTGTTCACGTAATCGATGGTTTCGGCCGAGTGCCTACCCGTAACATCAGGTAAGCAAGCGATGATCCCGTCGTACTCCATCGCGCCATTACATAAACGTTGCGCTTTATACAAATGACCGCGGCCCGCGTTGTAACCGGCGGCGGCTAAATCGTAATGGCTGCCAGCGGTTCGACCGTTAGCGTTCCAACCATCCAGATTTTGACGCATGTAATACGCAGCGGCCTGAATGCTAAAACGAGCATCCCGAGGACTAACCCCATCGGGAACCACGCCCTGTTTTTGCATATCAGACCAAGTGCCCGGCATAAACTGACCAACACCCGCGGCGCCCACTGGACTCACGGCGTTAGGGTTTAGCCTGGACTCTTGCCATAACTGCGCCCAACCGAGCCCCCAGTCATACTCGGGGACATAACGGCGCCACGCAGATTGGATTTGACCGTCGTACTTGTCAGCCGACGCCCAACATTGCGCCGGCAAGATAACAAGCCCCGAAAGCCCACAAACCGTAATAAATTGCACTGCTAAGCGGGTCGCTTTTGATTTTCGGGATAACTTCTTCACGGAATTTCACCTTTGAAAGCCAATCACGAATACGCAGCGCCAAAAACACCGTGATCAGCGCCACCACGAGATAAAGCAAATTGAACAAAGTAACTTGGAACATTAAACGCCCTCATTTAAGGGTTGGCGTTTTCGCTGATCGAAGTATTTCCAAACATCGAAGATCAGACGTAACACCACGACGAGCGCGCCAACAATGGTTATTGCAGCGCCAACAGTGACGCCAGGAAAGATATACAAAGACAAGATGTCTACCGCTTGGGCGGCAGCGTGTTCGGAAAGCTCTTGCGCCTTAGCGGTCGATTTTGCACTGAACGCCGAAACGCCAGTTCCGCCACCGTATGCGATAAGGCGCCCTTTCCACTCTGAAACAGTATTTAGGACTTTTTGCATAGGCATAAAAAAAAGCCAACCGCAAAGAACGGCTGGCTTATATCTGTGAATAAATTGGGGTTCACTAACAACGTCAGTTGGCTAGGCGGGTTTAATGGGTCGCTCTGGACGCACTAAAACCACGTTATAAAAAACAATAAACTAATAGCTCAGAAAAAACAACTTAAAGTTGTAAAAATATTTCGATAAGTTGTTTTCTTGTTTTTTATTGTGACTTGTCCCGTTTTAAGCTTTTAATTTAATGTGACCCGTCACAGCTAAGCCGCCTTAATTCTAAAGGCACCCGCGAGGCGCTTAAAGGCATTAACCGCACGGTCAATCACGCCCACTTCACCACCTGGAACATTAATTTCCAATGTTACCGATTGATGCGCCTCAGAGAGTTTCTTCGCAATCTTTTCCTCTATCTGACGAACCATCGTACAAGGCAAACGGTACAACCCTTTTTTGTGGGCCACTTTTCGCTTATGGCTTAATCTCATAACATCAGTTCCTTACTTTTTCGGGTGCGCCAACATTCGCTATCGCCGTCGAACAGTCCTTCGCATCCTTGAGGTAATTGGGATTTACACTTCCCACAACAACCCAGCGCGGCCACTTGTTCCTGGTAACGCTGCGCATCATTCAAAATCAATTCGCTGATATACTCGGCCACAGAATAAGGCTCACCACTCAGGGCGCGAGCATGACGCAAGGTTTCGAGTTCATCACGGACTTTTTTGGACAGCTCAATCTCAACCCGCTCTAACCCCAATGATTCGCGACGTTTGGCCGCGTTCTCGCGTGACTTGCGTTTTCGAGCTGCTTCTTTGGCCCGGGTTTCATCCGTTCGGTTGGCTTTCATCGAGATCAGACTCCAAAACAACGGTGATCGGCTTAACGTCAAACTCGATATATTGATAGCCACCCGACCACGTTTTTAAACCTAATGCCGCATTCACACCATGAAAGACGCCAACCCCTAGCGACCAACCGCCGACATACATCAAACAAAACGTCAAAAGGCATTTAATAACGACTCGGGTCGCCACTTTAAAGCTATCGATCCCGGCTTCTTTCAATGCACCCAGCAAAGAACGCCAGGCACGCTTTTTAATTGCATCGATGATTTGTTCCATCATTTCCCCCCTAAACGAGCCTTACCCGTTGGACCATTATCAGGACCAAGTTGGGACATGATGACCATTGATTCACGCTGCAGGGCTTCGATTTGCATCAATAGCCCGACGATCTGAAAGTTGTTGTTTGTAACGAGCTGCGCCTCAAAAGAGGGATCCGACGCGATATTGAGTGACTTGCTATTGATTTCAGTGCGTAGCTTTTCAGCCAACGATTCCAACTTCCAACCGGTGGGATTTTCTCGGCTCATCAAAACCGATTTTCCTTGCGACTCATTCAGTGCCTGGACGGCAAAATCTAAAGCATGGCGAGCAACGTGGCCAAAGTCTTCGGCGCGAAGTTCTTCCGCCAGATGATCACTTAATGGTTCGCCGGTTTGATGTCCCATCTCATGCGCAAAGAAATGTACCACCATCGACAAATCAGCGTTTGGATGCGCCCAGTAATGAATACACTTATCATTACCCACAAAGCCCCACACTTTCTGTAGTTCGATCCCTTCGAGCATATCGACCGCCGACAATCCCTCAACCGATCCGCCTTGTCCATCCAAAGCACCGAACTCACTTTCGTTCAGTTCTTCGACTGAAATTTCCCAATGCGCCGCCAAACACTCCGCGGCCGTCAGATAACGCTTTGTTGTAAACCCTGTTTCTTTGCTCATTGTTATTTCCTTAATCACCCTACGGGTGAATAGTGGCTAATTGAATAATGCAGGACCCACCTGGGCCATGTCATACAGATCTTCACGCTTGCGACCTTTCATCGACGCTTTGACGTTCGCCGCCCTAAGGCGCTTTCTTACCGTGTCGCGACTTAGGTCGAACGTGATGGCTATTTGGGTAATGTTCATGTATCGCATCGACATTCATTCCAGTAACAAAGGATCATTTCGGCAGCGGTGAAGCCTTGCGGCGTCTGGGTTTCGTCAGGGATCTGGCGAGAGTGCTGACGGCGCATAGGCGATCCGAAAATTTCTCAAATACCGCGGGCCTCCCACCCGTGGTTACTAATATTTCGCCCAGGGTCCCCTGGTTCTTGACGAAGACGGAGGGCTACGGGGTGGCTATCATGGCGCCTCAACTCCTTATCAATCAGTGGGTTATCAGCACCGCACGCCCATAGTCTTTGTTGGTGAATAGCCACTTCAATGACTCGGGTCAGGCGCTTCTTGAGAATGATTTTTTCCATGTTGTTTATTCCTCTGTGATAGATGGTCGCGTTACTGGCTCACGCCGCGCACTCTCTGAACTCGGCGGTGTTGAATGATCTTGTCGATCTCGTCTCTGTCTCGGCGCGTAAGGCGTTGAATCCTCGTGCGTCTAACCAGGCGTGATATTGCGCTAAGGCGTCACGCATTGGGCCCATGAACAGCGATTGGTTATAGGCTTTGTCCATCTTGCTTTGGGCGTGGTTTAACAGTCGTTCACTGACGGAATGATCAATGCCTAAGTCGGTGCAAATGGTCTTTAAGGCTTTTCGGCAATCGTGGGCGCTCCACTGTCCCTCACTCACTTGCTGAATGTGTTTTCTTGAGGTGGTGTAACTGAGTGGCTTAGCGTGTGCATGACCTGGGAACAGAAACACCCCGCGATAGCCCTGTTCAAGTTGCCAAGCTCGATAATGCGCTAACCAGTCGGCCAACAGGTCGGTGATCGGCAGAACGTGCCAGTCGCCGGTTTTGGTGTCGGTCATGGGTAAGCGCCATTGACGATTGTTCATGTCGATGTCGCGCCACTTAGCGGCCAAGGTTTCCCCTATCCGAGTGCCAAAGGCGAGCAGCATCACCACCAAACACTGAGTGACGCGGTCACGCCCTGATAAGGCTTGGAACAAAGGTTCGATGTGATTGGCAAACAAACGGCCGTCTTTGGGCTGGATTTGAGTCGTGATGAAATCAGAGAACACCACGCCCGCCAATGGGTTATGGTCTATGCGTTCGAGCTTTTCCGCTTGTTTAAAGGCTTGCTTAAGGACCGATAGCACCGATTTCACGCTCGCCAGGGAGTGGTTTTCCTGCAGCGGCCAGATCAGCGCATCGTCTAAGGTTTGACGGTTTAACGCTTCGATGGCCAACTCGCCTAAATGCGGCTGCAGATGGCATTTAATCGCACTGCGGATCGTGGCTTTGCGTTCTTTGGAGCGGTGCGCGTCTTTCTCGATGCGGCCTTGATACCAGGTCAGCACATCGCCCACGGTTTCAAACTCGGTGTGTAAGAGGTTCGATTGACCATTGACCGCCAACAGGGCGAGTTTTTCGGGTAAGACTTTTTTCACGGCCGAGACGGTCAGCACGGGCCAGTAACCGAGCAGATGCCATTTATCCCGGCGTACCACGTACCACGATCCCGACTGGCGGTTTTGATGGAAGCGAAAGCGCAGCGGCAAGCCCGATTCACGCAAGGTTCGCGCGTCTTTGGCTTGCTCGGCTTTAAGGTTTCGCTCTGAAAAGGTGATGACGTTGGTTTTCATTCTGGCCCCGCTTAGGGTGCCAGCCAACCGAACAACGCATACGCGGCGGGAAGACTGACGCCCAATAATAACAGCTCTTTCATTTTCTTTAATTCGTTAATTCTTTATATCTTGCAGTCACTAAACCCGCCAAGATCCCCACCAAATAAAACAACACGGTCAAGACGGCCACACGGGGACCGAACGCCGGGTCAGTGCCAAAGCCCCAAAGCAACAAGGCGACGACTAAGGCATGACACCACCACGATTTAGCCATAGAGGGGATCCTCACGATTGGCCGCGATTTTGGCTTCGATGTCCTCAATGCGGCGACGGGTGTCCACTTTGTTCATGTTCACATCGACGATCGGCACGGTGCGTTCGCGCTCTTTGAATTTATGATTATGAAAGTGACGCGGATCGGAGGTCTTATACATGGCCCATTCCCCTCTTAGCTCTGACTTGGTTAACGATAAATTCACGCGCCGACTTCAAGCGGCGTTTATAGGTTGGCAAGCTGATCTGCAATCGGTGAGCACGTTTCAACTGGGTCATATCCGCCGGATGGCCAAGCGCGCCATATTCGACACGAAAGACATCCGCCGCGACCTGATCCTGTGCCGCCAAACGTAACACCGCCGCCTCAACATCGGCCTCGATGCAATCTAAAACAGGTCCTTTGCCCCCGCCGTAGGTGATCACCCCATGACTCTCGATCAGCTTGCCTAATATGGACTGTCCGCCAGGTACGAGGGCGCCACTGTGAACCCAGCGCGCCCATTGGTCGAAGATCTCGTCCCAGCGGTTCATGGTTATTCCACTCCAACCATGTACAGCGGTTGATTGTTCCCGTCTCGGTGGGTACTGCGACGCGACATCGAGGCGCGTTTCTTACCGACGTACCAAAACACATGGGTCGCATTGCACCCGGCGCGCATCGGTGATTTGCCGTATAGGGCTTTTAACTGACTTTCGGCGTCGCGCTCATCACGCACGACTAAGGTGTTCGATTTCTTGCTCATTGGTTCCCCCAACTCATCCAATCGTTAAACTGACGTATCAGGTAGCGATAACGCTCGGCCGCTTCTGGGCTTTGGTCCAGCTCACGGCGCGAAGCAATGTTCAAATGGCGACGCAGCGCCTCGGCCGCTTGCTCATGGCTGGCGATCGAGGCATGGCATAGCCAGGCTAAAAAACGGTGAAACACCGGACGTTGGCAAAGCTGGGCGGCGCCACGGGTTAAACTCATGCGGCCCCCTGAGTTTTGCGCATTTCACGGCGGCGAACGTAACATTCGGAATAGGCTTCTAACGCGTCCAGGGCATGGCTCGGGCGGTCGGCTTTGGATGAGATCACCAAATCATGCGACTGGATGGCGATGTCGTCATAAATGCCGCCCATTGCCCCGTGTTGATGGCAAATAAACGCGCCCATGCTGCGCAGCTCCGCCACTTCTTGCGGGGTATTCACGCCCACAACCAAAGTGACAAACTCATCCGACAAACGGGCGGTGGCTTCTAAGCGAAGGCGACGAAGGCGTTCGGTCATGTCCGAGACGAAACCCACGTACACGCGGCGCACCTTTGACGGCCCCAGTTCGTGAGTCATCGCAAAGTGGAAGCTGTCCGCTTCACTTTCACATTCTCCGATCAACGCCATTAGTATCATGCTGCCCTCTCTGCCTCTCGTTCCGCTTGTTTTTGTTCGTATTCCAAATCGAACAGACTGAAATCGACCTTGCCGCCCGATAGGCGACGAAGACGGTTTCGGCTTTTGGACTTCGGCGATCGGCGCAGATGAAACCACTCATTTACAGTTTTTGGACTCACGTTAATGCTTCGAGCGACCCAGCTTTGGCCCCCGAAACCCAACGATTTGATCCAGTCTTGAAGCCTCATTAAGTTGTCCTTTCCGCGATTTGCAACACACTTTAACAACAAAACGTTGTTAAAACAATGATCGAAAAGTGGCAATTTCCGCAAATTGTGGTAATTTAATGATACAAACACCGACCAAACGACGATTTAGGCGTTTTAGCACGATGCAAAAGTGTTACCCGCCTAACAAAAAAAGCCTCAAAGAAGGGCGTAAAGCATGAGAGAAGAAACCAAAGAAATCATTGGCGACCGCTTACGAACGCTGCGCAACCGCAAGCAATGGACCGCGAAACAAGCGGCAGCAGCAGCGAGTGAGATCGCCGGCACCAATATTTCACCGGGCCGCTGGCAGAACTGGGAATGTGCATCCCGGGCGCCATCCTTAGAACTTTTCCCATTTCTCGCGAAGACTCTGGACACCACGCCGGAATATTTAGCGGGTTGGAAAACCGATCCGGGCATTGGTATCGAGACAAACAAATACATCCTGGCCAACCTTGAGCCAGGTGGTAACGATGACGACCTCGCTTTCAACGTGGAAACACTGAAACGCCGCGGTTTGCATCAGCACAAATTGAAACTGGTCGAAGCGGCTGACGAAGCGATGAACCAACACTTTAGCCGTGGCGATTTGGTGTTAGTGGACCGAAGCGACACCCAGATCACCGGCTCGGGCGTGTATGCCCTGGAAAGTGAAGGCAGCGTCTTTTTGCGTTACGTGCGCAAAGAGCCCGATGGCGGTTACGTGATTTATGCGGACGATGAGAAACACGCCCCATCAAGAGCGTACACGGCGGACGATTTCGCTAAATTGAAAGTGCTCGGGCGGTATGTCCTCCACGCGCACTGGGCGAAAAACGCCTAAGACCACCGAACTCAAAAGCGCGGGCTTTGCCGCGTTTTTTTAGACAGCAACAAACAACATTTTGCAGTAGCAACAACCAACATAAAGAAAACCAAACAACGCCTAAGGAAATACAACCAATGGGTAACAACGACGTAGCACTGATCACCATTCAAACCGCGGGCGATTTGCGCAAGGCTCAACGCCAGCAAATCCAAGGTTTGCAACGGACACAAGGTTTTTTGATTGGCGCAGCTTGCACCTTAGAAAAAGCCCTCGAATCTAACGACATCGACGAAGAAACTCGCCGACTGGTTAACGCCGCTTTTTTCCAACTGCAGCAAGTCCAGAACGAAACCGCCCAACTTCACAGCATGATTGATGCGTTGACACTGAACGGGTTCGGCCATGAGTAGCGCGATATTTACCGCCCCAGGGATGGGGCTCACCACCGACGAACGGACCGTTTTAGATGCACACGCTCACGGCAAACGTTCGCGTGAAATTTGCGACGAGTTACATCTCACCCCGCCCGAACTCAGCCTGATAGAACAGGACATTCGGTTCAAACTCGACGCTAAAACCACGCCACACATGATCAGCCGAGCGTTTCAACTGGGCTTACTTCGCGTGATGTGCCTGGTCCTTTGCTTTGGCATTGCGACCGACATCGACGATCAAGCCGTGCGCTGCCGTGTCAGAACTCGAACCCAACAAAGCCGAACCGTCCGCACTGGGCGCAACGACGTAGGATTATGCTAATGAAAAACAAACTTATTGATTTGAATAACCACCTTTTCGAGCAGCTTGAACGCGTCAATGTTGAGGGTTACATCGAAATAAAAACCGCCGAGCCGAATGTCTGGGAATTAAAACAGCGCGTCGTCTACGAACAGGAACACGGGCCGATACCGGCTGGACACAACGTTCGTTTTCGTAATGGTGATCGCCAAGACTGCAGCCCAGACAATTTATTTCTGGTTGATAACCATGAAAACGCCTTATTAAACCAACGCTACAAGTTAAACCATCAACCTTTAGAAATCCGCGACACCCTCGTTTTGATGGCTCGCATCGATGTAAAAACACAACGCCTAACGGAGAACAACGCATGACAACGGCCACCGTTAAAAACCCCTCTCAACTGGTCAATCAATCCAGTGGCGCCTTGGAGTATTACACCCCAAAAGTATGGACCGACGCAGCGCGTGAAGTAATGGGAAGTATTGAACTCGATCCGGCCAGCTCACTCGCGGCCAATCTGATCGTGATGGCGGAGCAATTTTATAGCCGTGAAGATGACGGACTCAGCAAGGAATGGAAAGCTAACACCTTATGGATGAACCATCCATTCCACCGCGGCGAAAAAGCCTGTCCAAAAGACCGAAGCAAATGCAAGAAAAAAGCCTGTGAAAAGCGCGGCTATCACATCGACGAAGACATTCCTAATAATCTCGACTGGGTCGAAAAGCTCATCGGCGAATACCAAAGCGGGAACGTCAAAGAGGCCATTTGCATCACGTTCGCCAATACGTCCGAAACCTGGTTTAGAAAACTGCTTCCTTACCCTCAATGTTACCCAAACGGGCGCGTTCAATACTACAAGCCGGACGGGACCATCGACAACAACGTCACTAAGGGAAGTTGTATCACCTACTTAGGCCCAAATCTCGACAAGTTTAACGCCGTATTTAAACACCTCGGCACTGTAAAAGTTTCAATGTAAGGATCCCGACAATGGATAGCACCACACAAGAACTAAAACAACTCAGCACATTAAACGCCCTTGCTCAATATGGCAGTGATGACCTGTTAGCGGCGTTCTTGGCTTCATACAACCAACAAAACGCCGATTGGGATGAAATGGTCAGCGACAATCAACGACTGCAGCAAGAGCGCGACGGTTACAAGCGCCAATGTAACGCCCAAATCAAAGAGATCGAGGAACTGAAACAAGAAAGCGAGTTTTGCCGTGACATGGCATTACAAGCCGAAGACATTGCCAACAAATCAACCGGTGTTCAGCAAGAGCTGAACCGTTCAAAAGCTATGGTCAAAAGCCTACAGAACGAGCTTAAAGAGCTGAAAAAGCTAAACCCGAAAAAGCTCAAAGAGCAAAACAAACGCCAGCAACAAAAAGCCATCGAGAAAGATAAACGCATCAGACAAGCCGAAGCCGCTCTCAAAGACGCGGGCAAAGCCTTAGAGAAGTCACGCGCTGAAACTCAACAGGCAATAGCGAAGATCGCCGAACTTCAAAAACAACTGGCACACGATACCGGCGCGGGCTTGTACCACAACAACAAAGACCACCTGATCATTTGGCCACAAAAAACCAAGATGCAACGACCAGACGGCAGTATCTTCGAGGGCCGTTCATTGCTCTACCTACATCAATCTGGACGCGGCGGCCTGATCACTAATGACCCAGACAACGGCAGCAAACTTTGTGCAGCGCCTCCGGGTGGTTTGCGCCCTGGTAGCGACACAATCGACTTTGCGCAAGATTGGCTATTCAAGGTTAACGAACTGCAGGAAGGGTTAGTCCGAGAGGAAGACATGATCCCCGTGAACTATAACGGCAACTTTGACGGTAAAGCAGCTTAACGTCACAAATCAACGGATTCAGGTTTAATTAGCTAATTCTAAAAGGATAATTTGGTGTTTTCATACAAGGAGAACACCATGCTTACACTAACAAAACTAATCGATACCTATGATCTTTCACTTAATCCATCAGGTCTATCAAAGTGCCTAGAAAAGAGAGGTGTGATTATCGATGTTGAGTATGAATCGACAACAGGCCGTGGCCACACAAAAACGTTCAAAGCGATTGCGAATGAATTTTTACATCTAGGTGAAAATAAAGCATCTGGCTTTCACGAGTTCAAAACTGAAATGAAATTCAAAGAGGAAGCCATTCCCGAGATACTCGACTTGGTCATTGAGCAATTAGAAAAGGAGCGAGGATCGCTCAAATAACATCATTGACAATATGCCTGTTCGGGGCTTAATCTAAAAAGGCACTGGCAAAATCCAGTGCCGGGATTGAGACCCCGAAACTACAAAGGCGCATTGTCGCCAGCTTTTTGCTGGTTTTTTTATGCGAAAATTTGGCACATCTGAATTATGGTGGGCTGGATTGGGCTAACTTCGGTTAGGCCGTTTCCTTTGTAACGGTAGTCTCAACCCGATTCAGTTCACCACCCAGAGATTGAGACCTCTCGGTGGTGATTAAAACCATACAAAGGAGGCCATCATGCCAACAACTTCCCTAACCCTTATTCCATCCGATGCCGTTTTTGCCCAAAACGATAGCCTAGTCACTACTTCAATTAAAGTCGCTGAAGCATTTGGCAAGCAACATAGAAACGTAACCGCTAAGATAAAAAGCCTTGATTGTTCAGATGATTTTTTAACCGCTAACTTTTTAGCGGTTAAGTATGAACATAAAGGAAACCAATATGATCTATGGAATATAACTAAAGATGGATTTATGTTCTTGGTAATGGGTTTTACTGGTAAAAAGGCAGCGGCAATCAAAGAAGCCTACATCCGAGCCTTTAACGACATGGCCGCTAAACTCTACCCTGTTTTATCGAACCAAACGCTCACCCCATCACAGCAATCCGAAATACGTCAGCTAATTGCCAAAATAGCCAAACAATTCCAACAACCAGAACAACACGCCACCTACTCTAAGCTATACGGGCGATTAAAAAGTCACTTTAAAGTCGCCAAATATGACCAAATCCCATATCGAGAATTTGAGAATGCCCTCGGTTACATTCAGCACCTTGCACACGAATTGAATAACACCAATGTTGAAATAGTCAGCTTACCGAAAACACCTCTTAGCCCAGTTGAAGTTATTCCAGTTCGATACAATAGTGATTCAGTAGTAAGCCCATTGGGAAATTTAATCAACCAACTCATGGAAGCAGAACGCCAAGGGCTCGCCGTGAAAGTTGAAAATATAGATAGTGCAGGCCGAGACTATACCGCTTTAGTCAATCTAATTAGGCAGCAAAACGGGATCATCAACCAAATAAAACTATTAAGCGCGAGTGACGTCTACGTCAACGTTTAAAGTGAGGGAGCCAGCCTTAACGGACTGGCTCTTTATTTCTTTAATTATTTAATTCTTCCTCTTTACCTTTCGGCCGATTCGTCCTAATATAGCAATTAAAGCATTAACGAATTCTTTAATTAACGAAAGGACGCCAACCAATGGGATATAAAATAGGTGTAGTTTCACAAAAGGGCGGCGTGGGTAAATCTACCATCGCCCGCGCATTGGCCACCGCTTACGCAAGCCATGAGTGGGACGTAAAAATCGCAGACCTAGACATCAGTCAATCAACTAGCTACCAATGGCAAAAACGCCGCCTTGAGGCCGAACTAGCGCCAATCGTCGCCGTTGAATGTTTCGGCACAGTTAGCCAGGCAATCAAGCAAGCGGACAACTACGACGCGTTTATTTTTGATGGCGCACCACACGCAACCAAAGCGACGTTAGAAATTGCTAAACAATCCGACATTGTCATCATCCCGACAGGGTTCGCCCTCGATGACATGGAACCCGCCGTCGTTCTAGCGAATGACCTGGTAAAAAATGGCATCCCTGCAGCAAAGCTCGCGTTCGCATTTTGCCGAACTGGCGACAGCGATCGAGAGTTTGAGGATGCACTCGCTTATATGGGACAAACTCCTTACCTGGTACTGACTGGAAGAATGCAAGAAAAGACCGCATTTAGACGCGCATCCGACCAGGGCAAAGCGGCGACTGAATGCCAGTACAAAGGCCCACGCGAACAGGCTGATCAACTGATTCAATCGATCATGACTCGCATTACAGAATTAACGAAATAAAGAATTAAAGAGGCTACACAATGGCTAATCCAGGAAACAAACCAAAGAAACCAGGCAAAGGCACACCGCCAACCGTAGCAACGGCACCAAACGGCCAAGAGAACACCGCAAAAGTCGGTAGTGGCGAAATGGCGAACCTTAACTTTAAGGCGGACAAAGAGTTCGTGAAAGAATGGAAAGTGTATTGCGTGACTAACGACGTATCACAAATAGACCAGTTCAAGAAAATGTTCGAGTTCTGGAAAGAACACCATTAATTCGAACACTTGAAAGGACGCCGGGCGGTTGAGTATCTCACCCCTACAACCGCCTGGCATTCAACAACACAACCAATGGGATTTAATTATGCTGCAAGGTAATAATAACCTTTCGGGCGCTTTGCGTCTATCTGACATCATTCACCAACCCGCCGCTCAAGTGATCGAGTACCTAAAGGATAAACCTGATTTCTTTGGTGAGGCGATAGCAAAAGCCTGTTATCAAGAGATCACCAGGCAAGGGGGCGGCGCCCATGCTTATCAATAGAATGAGTCTTCCGGATACATGCTTTAGTTGCCAGTGCTACCAACAAAAGGGCTGGAAAACTGACGCATTCGCGCCCAAGGTGGACAATTATGGCTTTAGTATCGAGCCACGAAAGCAACGCTTTGGCACATGCACCAGGAACAACGCCGAGGTGTTCTGGAATGAGAAGTGTCACCTTTACGTTCAAGAGCCCGACATCGATGTTCATCCATGCCCTAAGCGGCCAAAACCCCTAGAGCCGAGACAAGAATCACTATTCTAATAAAGAGGCCGCATCGATGCGGCCTTTCTTTATGAGTTCGACGCCCAGCCCATCGTTTGAACACATGACGCGACCAGGTGGTTCGTTTCAGCTTGAGAGACATTGATCGAGCTATCCAAGAAATCCGCGAGCTTTTGCGCGTTCTGCTTAAACTCCGGACCACTCACCAAGGCTTTATCTTTGATAAAACCCTTTTCATCGAGAGACTGCAGCCAACGGCCCGCCGTCCCCAGCTTCAGATCGGGATAAGCCTGGCTCCATTCTTGACGGTTCAAGCCGTCGGGATTGCCCTCGTATAGCCATTTTGTCTCATCGTCCATACAGGCAGACAGAGAAACGACCGCTACCGTGGCCAAAATAAACTTTTTCATTATTCCTAACCTTACGTTGCAGATTCTAATAGTTCTTTAATTTCCATCAGCAGCCCTTTATTTAGGAGGTTTGCCGCACGGATCTCGGCGATGACATTATCATCATTATTCGTTAGGTTCTCGGAGACTGAAAGAATACTCAACACCTGATCACACTTCGTCAATGCTTCCAATTTGATACTTTGCATATTCGACCTTTATTGTTACTTCATTTAAACCATTACTAACATGTGCTTGAAAATTTCCGAAATGCACACTTCGGAACCATCTTACTTGTTAGTTTCACAATGCAAGTGATCAGCAGATTGGAACAGAAAAGCACCCTAGCCGCTTTTATCATCGGCTTTTATTGCGGCGTTCTTGAGTGGTGATTGCTTTTGTAATTAAACCTATCTCAAGCCTTTAAGGTTCCAGCTCAATACTGCAAGGTCACTTAGCCAACAAGTCGAATATATCCCTAAGCCTTATGGGTGAAAATACGATGCGACTTTTTAGTTCTATAATTATCAATAAGAGAAAAAATTGTCGCATGGGGTATGACGTATGTCGCAAGAAAGGTTTATCGGTGCAGTTAAGAAAAGGCGCGAACTTGCGGAGATCTCGCAAGCGCAAGCCGCTGAAATGATAGGATTATCATTAAAAACATATCAAAGGATCGAGAATGGACAGACGGACATTAAAATGACGCATTACAGGCGTTTATTGAAAATGCTCAACGTGACAGAGTTGGATTTGTGCTTAGATGTAATGGGCGTTGAAGGGGCGACCCCGTGGGATGTGGCGGCGGCAGCTCGAACACTCCCGCCAGATGTGCGGACCATATTGGTCACGCTGATCATGATGCTAGAACGACATAGAAACGGGTAGCGTCTTACTTCTCTAACTCCGCCAGTTGGCTAATAATGGCTTTAGTGATCCCCGAATCCTTACTACTATCAAACTTCTCAAGTACCGAACAAAGATTAACACCCACCTTCTGCAGTTCCTCGACTCGACCATTGAGTTCCGTCAATGAATCGGCCAGTTTATCGATACGCCAAACGACTAACGAATCCCCTTTATCTAACCTGGTCATTAATCCGTTAAGTTCACGAAAGCCTTTTTGATTCTCGGTAATGACAGACTGACAGCCATCCGCCTCTAACTCTGAAAGCTGCAGAGCCAGATCGTGATCGCCCGTCTCCCGAGCATATCCATACTTCATATTTTACCTTTTTTATAAGCGTGACGTGTCACTAACCAACAACATTACAAGTATATTAAATCAGTTCCCTAATTGGTAATAGGACAGAGGGCCATTCTGTTTTATTCGCACCCATAATTTGGGGCACATTATGCACAATATGTTAAATAGGTCATTTTAGGCCATATTCCGCCAGTTCTGACGGATTGAAATCGCCAAACCGTCAAAAGTGGCGGTTTAGTTCTGATCGAGGTGCGGTTTTTGATGTTGTAAATTTGTTTCAAAAAGACAGGGATTTGAGCGGAAAATCGGGTGGTATGATTTGGCGGCCGATTCGCATCGAAACCGCCAAAAGATCAAGTTTTGTAATATTATCGATTTGGAAAGCCATAAACGAAAAAAGCACCCTATTGGGTGCCCTTTCAGAAAAGATACTAGCCTAGTCTTTATCATTAGATTATCCCGGTCACGGCCTAGGGGAGTCACCTCCGACATCAGCACCCTGCAAAGCAGTTCCAGTAATGCGCTGACAAAATCATTATAGCTCCAAGGCGGTGGTTGTTTCAACTGGATGCTAAGAGCGCATCAAAAAGAATCTCCTTTATTTTGGAAACTTCCTCTATGTACCTTTCCCTAGCCCAAAACAACTCCACTTCCTTTTTGTCGTATAACTCGTAAGGTTTGGCGTCTGGTAATCCTTTGATTGCAGCCTGATCCATTTCTTTCCATAACAACTTATTAAGGTGAACTTTTACTGACTTATCCCAATCATCAACCGTCAATGCAAAACGTTCCCTTTGAAGAAGCTCAGGACTTCCCTTAATATCCCAGTTCAAACTAACTTCATAGCTAGACAAAATAGAATGGATACGTTTTTCAAATCTCACACAATTTAATACTTTAACAAAACCACAAAGTTTTGCATTCGGCCAATATTGTAAATGCTGGTCAATTCGTTGTTTAAGGTTCTTCGTTCGACCAATTTTCACTCCTTCATTCCCATCGTTCGGGATGATCACATATATAAACCCAACATCCGCACCTCGCAAACTTACACTGTTAACTACACTACAAGGAAACGGATAGCCATGCGGATAACGCTCAGCATGTATTTGGTCGATAATATATTTAGGAATCAATCTATCACCCATCAATAATCACCATATGACGGACCCGCAAAGCTATCAAAGCGGGAATATTGCCCCTGGAACGTTAGCCGAACTGTTCCGATCGGGCCGTTCCTCTGCTTACCGATAATGATCTCGGCGGTGCCTTTGTCTTTGCTGTCTTCGTGGTAAACCTCATCGCGATAAATAAACATGATGAGATCGGCATCTTGCTCGATAGAACCCGACTCCCTCAAATCTGAGTTGATTGGACGCTTATCGGTGCGGTTTTCTAATGTTCGGTTGAGCTGCGATAGCGCCACCACTGGAACGTTGAGTTCCTTGGCCAAGGCTTTCAACGCGCGGCTAATTTCGGCGATCTCTAGCGTGCGGTTTTGCTGCAGTCCTGGCACTTGCATCAGTTGAAGATAATCAACCATGATCATCGACAAACCACCATGCTCGCGAGCCATGCGGCGAGCCTTCACTCTGAGTTCGGTCGGAGTAATGCCGGAACGGTCATCGATAAAGATATTGTTTTTCTCCATCAATAAGCCGGTAGCGGATGCAATACGCGCCCAGTCTTCATCATCGAGCTGGCTTGTGCGGATTTTGGAAAGCTCAACCCGAGCCAATGACGAAAGCATTCTCATCATTAATTGTTCGGAGGGCATTTCCAAAGAAAATATTAATACTGGCTTGTCGTGTTCCATCGCCACATTTTCACAAATATTCATGGCAAAGGTGGTTTTCCCCATCGATGGACGGGCGGCCACGATGATCAGATCAGAGTTTTGCAAACCCGCCGTCTTTTTATTGAGGTCCATAAAACCAGTCGATAAGCCGGTCACGCCATCGATGGCGGTTTTGTTCAGTTCTTCCATACGGTCGATGGTTTTCTCAAGTACCGAACGGGCGCTTTGCATACTATCAACACTCACCGAATGCTGATTCGAAATCGCGAGAACCTTGCTTTCGAGATCGTCGATAATGTCGGTTGAGGTCGCCGCCTTTGAGTCATACGCCGATGCGACAATATTATTACCGACCTCGATAACATTCCTTAACACCGCCTTTTCTCTCACGATTTCAGCATAAGCGTTAATGTTCGCCGCGCTTGGGGTGTTCTTGGCCAAGTCTGCTAGGTAAGCGAACCCGCCAACGTCTTCTAATACGCCTTGCTTTTCGAGCACTTCCGACAGCGTGACCAGATCAAGCGGTTGAGAGGCTTCGAGCAGCTTGCGAACCCCTTCAAATATCACTCGGTGGTGACGCAAATAGAAATCAGGACCCGCCACTTTGTCGGACACATCATCCCAACGAGAGTTATCCAACATCAACCCACCTAAAACGGATTGTTCAGCATCCATTGAGAACGGCGGCTTTTTGAGTGCTTCTTCGTTTTGCATGTTACAACCTTTATTCAAAAATCGTCATTTGCTCATCAGCCACCGCGGGAACATCGAGTTCGGTGCCGGTGCGTTCTCGGTAAATCTTGGCCGCTTGGTGGCGGCCTGGGCGTGTTAGCTTAACCATTAGGCTTAAATCGCGCTTTCTTACCAGGTCAATCGAGCCTCTAGAATGCAACGTGTGAAGCCCTTTTCTAAAGTTCGATGGGTCCACCAAGCTCGGGCGCGGTGACTCCACCATTTGACGAACCTTTTCCGCTCCGACAAAATCAACATGGCCATTACTTTCCAACAGCGCCAAAATGAACAACGCGTCTTTTTGATTTTTAGATAATCTGATTTCGCTCATAACTTCTTAATCACCTTTCGAGTGAATAACAATCTACCACACAACTCGACGCAGTCCGATCCGATGGTTGCGAAACTGAGCACTTATCCACCGTTTTCGTGGATAGCTTGGGGGCAAGTTCGAAAATGTCCTCGCAATGAGCGTAAAACTCTTTAATCGACATCGGCGGACCCAGCGGATCGAGTACCTTATTTCCCTGTGTACAATCTTTCATCCTAAGCACCTCTGATTTGCCCGCCGCAAGGCGGGCAATGCGATTAAAGGTAAGTATTAAGCCCGGTCATTTCGGTAAACGTGCCCTGCAGCATATCGGCATAAATACCCGATTCAGTATCCAGTTCCTTACACTCAAACTTACGAGGAATGTATTTAAGGCCGCGCACGGTGTAGGTATCCGACGCGTCTAGGATTATTTGAATTTTATTGATGCCGTCTTTTACAAAATGGCGAGTGCGAGGCAAATCGAATTGTAGGCCGTTCTCGATAGCAACTAGGTTTTTTGCGCCAGTCATAGCCAGAAAGCGGTTTGCACCAAGTTGGTTAAGGATAGTTTTTGCAGTGATTTGATTGTTAGTCATCGATATTTATCTCGGTTTTGGCCTTGGCACCTTGCCCGGCCTTCGAAATAAATATTAGGACTTTTCGTCCTTTATTGCAAGGATTATTTTCTTTATTTCTTTATTTCTTTATTTCTTCCAGATAAGCCCTAAGCCAGCACACTCAGCCAAGATCGCCCAAGCTGCAAACGGAATTCGCTGCATATTGGTTTTTCGGCCGTCTTGTTTTGCTTTCTCGACCTCAGCAGGGTCATAAGCGGCCCATTTGCGCACTGTGCGGCTATCAGACACGCCAACCAATGCAGCGGCCTCGCTACCTGTTAAATTACACTTGGTCAACATGGCGCGGACTTCTTCACCTGTAGGCTGTAGCCACTCAGGACCAAACGCGGTTAATGTTTCTGATCTGATTTCTGTGTTTTCCATACAATCCCCAATAAGGGGCGGCGAACCGCCCAGGTTATTAATTGCCTAATAGTGCGCTAACACCACGCCAGCTTTTATACTGTTTCTCGACGGCTTCAAGGCTGGCGAACTCTTTAATGCCTAGCCCACGATAAGCGCGGTGACTGGCATTATCTGTGCTCATTTGCCAGAACTCGCCCCAGGCATCTTGTTTACGTGACAGCGTCATTTTGTTACCACGACTTTCTAAATAGAAGGTGTTGTCGTCGATCTGAACGATTGGTGTAGTCATCGGGATTTCTCTCGGTTTTGGCCTTGGCAACTTGCCCGGCCTTCGAAATTAATATTAGGACTTTTCGTCCTTTTGTGCAAGGTTTATTTTGCGCCCATAAGCGCACCCACTGAACGTTGAAGTCATGCGGACTAGCCCCGCAGGGATAAGCAATGCACGAAGTGCAAGCGAAGCACCAAGCCGCTCGATGAAGTTGAATAGACCACTGAAATTAATCGGCGCGGTTAGCATACAGAACATCGCTAAATCTCACCTCACCACCTTGCTAAGCCTCGCGAAGCGAAAAAGGCTAGGTGATCAGTTTGAATTTGATTTGATGGTTAAGGTGGGGATCCACGTAATAATCGTAATCCGTCATAGGCTGATGGTCGTATGACAAAAGAAATGTTCAGCGCAGCCAGCTATATCGATGAACTTTTAATTTCCGAGTGGTTTGGGCTGGCTGTTGGGGCCCGTTAAATTGTGCCCAGGGAGTTAGGTTTATCGATAGAGTTAATCACAATTTAATGGGAGGTACTTTTATGAGCGAAGCGATAGATTAAAATCCCTCGCCTTTATGGAGGGGATTTATCCTTTCTTTAGAAAGGGGTTAGTTCATAGATTACTTTCGAGGTTAAATTTTAATTTAGAGACTGGATCGATCGAGAAAGGTGGGCGAGAGACAAAGGACAGCGTGAAAACAGGTGAAATCGAGCAAAAAACAAACGGTACTTTTATCGAGGTGTGCGGCATTCTCCGCAGCTAAGCGGATAAATAAAGGGGATGGGTTACGTGTGGGTTTCTAGCATCGCCAAGAGCAGCTTGTCGAACTCAGGGCCACATGTTAGGCCGTGCTCTTGCTTAATTTGGTTCTTAGCGATATGAACGCTAATTGGTGGTAATTGCTGCATGAGCTGACGCAGTTTGATTTCTGTAGGGCTGCGATCGTCTTGCTTGTCAGAACGGGCGTTCTTCTCGGCTTGCTTTAGACGGTGATGGGCGTCCATTTCGCGCTTAGTGTGCTTATTTGCCCCAGTAAACTCACGCTTAAAGCGAGCCAGCATATTACGCAAAGAGTGGCGATCAAGCGTAGCGACTCGATCAGACTCCGCCAGGCGAACCAATTCAGCGCGGCGTTTTTGCTTAGCCGTTTTAAGGTGGCCGTGTTTCTCTTGCCACTTGCGCGCAGCGGCCAGCATTTCGCGCGTATCATCCATTGTTAAGCCAAAGCCTTTAAAGAAATTCGGCTTAAAAAATAGACGCTTTGCCTTGTGGGTTTTGGTTTCGTTGTCAAACTCGCGTACCACGACAAGCATGTCGGCGGCCTCAAAGTCATCGATAGCAGCATGGACCGGATCGCAAGCCTTACGCCCATGACGATATTGACCGCTTTCACCATCATAAGCCGGAGCATATTCGTGAAGTTGGCCGATCATGCCCGCCAGTTCCTCGGCGCTGGCCTTTACCTCAAACAGATAAGGCGCCTCGGGATCATAGTCGGCACGGTAGATCATGGCGCGGGTAAGCGCATCAAAGGTTTGTTCGCGTTCAGTGCGGATCGATAAACGACGCGGGGGAAGTGTTTTCGTCTTCCAAGTGCCATCGGATAGCTTGCGACGATTTATTTCACCGCCCTCTTTGCGCAGCTTACGAATAAAACGGTTTTTGCTCCACACATGAGCAGACAACAAAGCATCGAGACGGCGGGCGATTGGGTGGCCCACCATAGGAAGTTCAAATTTAGGAATGTATCGTCTTACGCCAGACTGACCGATAAACGGTTCTGCAGGGGAAAAACTGCCAGTTATACTCATTTTTTAGCCAATAATCCATTGAGTAGGCTTGCAGTAACTGGCTATAACAAGTAAAATCTAATTTGATCTATAGGGTTTTTTAATGCCGCCAAACATTAAATACTTGTTGTTGCTAGCCAATGACTACCCGATTTAAGAACCCCGCTTTATGCGGGGTTTTGTCTATCTAAGCCTTGGTAAATCTTCATCTTGCTCGCCTAAGTCGCCAAACCATAAGCCAACAAGCTCTAAAACAACATTTCGCAATAAGCCTACCACACGATGCGGAAAGGATCACGCAAAAAAAGATCTGGTTATTTATCCAGATTGGTCCGACTCGCCGTTCTCCTGGTCGAATCGCTTTAACTGCATTGCAGTTGCACTCGCCACCTTAATCGCTTGATGCAGTCCAGGATCGCAAATTTCGCTATCCTCGCTTGCTGCCTCAATAAAACGTAATAATGCGGCCAGATTATCGACTGTACCTGATCTCGTTCCGTCGTTTAAAGGGTTCACATTCAAAATTTGCACTCCGATCGACTTCTATTATACTGTTTATTTATACAGTAGGATTATGCACACAAAACCCCATCGGCATCAAGTTTATAACACTTTTTGTCGATAAGGCTTTGTTGTGAAATGATTATTTAGGCGTTACCAGTTCTAGCCTGGTTTCTGATACTCGGTCCCGTTCTACGGTATGATCAGCACTCTCAACCACCCATAGGCCATTGGCCACCGGCTTATGGTTTATTACTTGAATGCGGTATTCCGCGCCCAACGTGGGGCTTAATGGGCGAGTTAAGGAAAAGGTCTTTTTCCCGCGCTGGCGTTCTTCCAGTTCAGCCGTGGCAGCCTTTAACGCCTCATCTTCGCTTGTGTACTCCTGTTTAAGCGTCAATGACGGCTCACCGTCGCCGGCTTTCACCTGGCGCTTTTGTTGGGCGGGCTCATCAAACCAATGCGCCACCACGGATTGATAGCTATCTCGCTCTTTGGTCACGATTCGACCCGATGAATTATGCGCATCGGCGATCACCTCTAGCGGCATTTCCTGACCACTGGCGGTTTTTCCTTCCCCTTTCCCAGTCACCAGTAAACGTTCAGCGACTGGTTTTGCTATTGCGCCATATTGACGACCGAGACGGGTTAATAGGTTTAAATCCGATTCGGCTTTCTGATCGATGTGGTCAAATTGAATCTTGGCCAACTCATCACTGATCACCGGCTGCAGATTGTTTTCACTAGCAATTTGACTCACCAACTCGCCATACGTGACATTGTCGAAAGTTCGGTCCTTTGGGGCCTTAATAACGGCTTTCGTCTCTGCTGCAGTGCCATGAATGACTAAGTCGTCATTATCGAGCGATTCTTCTAACTCCGTCACCTGATAAACACCTTTTGGGACCAGTGCTTTCCCCGTTCCGAGAGAAATAACCAACTTTGCACCGGTCGATAATGGTTTAATCACGTTTCCGCGGTTATCCAGGGTGATTGTCACCGAGTCAGATTCAATACCCGCCGCATCATGCAACGTCATACTTAAAAAGCGGTCCTGAATCTTCGCGGTGATGTCGGCATCGTTGGCCACAATCTGATAAATCGGTGGTTCCATTGTTTAATCCCATAAACTGATTGTGCTGGTATCTTCTGCCGGACCTAAATCGGGTAACTCGATCACAAGCCCCGCCGGAAGAACCGGACCATAAGCGGCTAAACCCGGGTTCGCATCGAGAACCGCCTCCACGGCTCTCGGACGTTCCCCGTAATACTGTGTACAAATCCAATCCAACATATCGCCGGTTCGGGTTCGATATTGTGTGTTAGAACTCATCTTCCCCCCACTCCGAGATTTTCAAGGTCCCTTTAATCACTAACGGGATCCCGTCCTCGGTAAACTCCGTGTCAGTTTCTTCCAGGCTTTCGATACACCAAAGGCCAAGATCAGACCCGCCCAGGGCATTACTGCCAACTAGGCGGTGCGGCTTGCCCTGATCGCCCAGGGCAGCCAAACGGCTAAACATCAGCAACCCGGCTTTGTTTTCCGGAAAATGCGCAATGTTTAGCGTGATGGTGTCACTATCGGGGCCGTGAAACTGCTTTGCTGGCTTTCGGCCAAGTCGATTCTTTTTCGCCCAAGTCCACGATTTCGAGCGTTGCAACTGCTGATACTGAACCGTGCTAATACTAAAAAAGAAATCGCCCAGGGCCAGCATGACCCCGTTTCGCAATCCACTCATTAATTAAGCTCCTTAATCGTATAAAGCCCCACGTTGACGGCGGGCGCGGTCACGTTCTCGGCGGTCCATTTCTTCGGCAACTCGACGCGCTAAGTCGTCCTGGCTTTCGCCAGGCTGCTGTACGATCTGGATTTTGTTTTCAGTTTGGTAGGTATTGGAAGCGCCACGGCTGGCACTGATCCCCGTTTTGGCTTGATAAGGCATCACCCCGCCACTGGCTGCTAAAGCCGGTGAACTGCCCGAGGTTGTCACCTGGCCATTCATGGCAATGTTTTTAACGGCCGTTTCATCATCACCGAATAAGCTGTTCCACCATCCGGCGACTTTTCCCACCAGGGCGCCGATGGTTTCCATTGCTCCGGTGAACTTGCTGACAATGCCGTCCCACAAGTTGGTAAAGAACTCACCAAGCGGTTCCCAATACTTAATCACCAGGGCAACCACGCCGATCAGTGCCATCACAGCCAACACAACCAAGCCGATAGGGTTCGCATTCAACGCGGCATTTAAACCCCATTGCGCCACCGCCCAGGCTTTCGCACCAAACGCGAGCGCCTTTTGCATCGTGGCCATGATCCCCATTGACTGCATCGAGGTGATCATCGCGAAGTTATAGGCGATTTGAGCGGCTTTAACGGCAATCAGACCCGTTTTAAGCGCAATGATGGCCATAATGGCCCCGCCTATCATTTGGGTTAAGAATGGGAATTTCTCGGCAAAGCTGGCGATCATCATGGCCGCCTCGCCCACGGTATCTGTGATAAACATCATCATCGGGGCGAACACTTTCCCCAACGTGGCCGTTAAGTTCTGCACACGCTGGTTCATGCGCTGGGTCGATTCGGTTGGACCGTTTAAGATCGCCTCGGCCATCTTGTTCGTGGTGTCCATACCGCCCTGCAGCGCGCCATTCATCGAGAGAATGTTTTCTTTTAACTTGTCGGTTTCGGGATAGAGCAACTTGATCATTGCCATTGCTTCATCTGTTCCGAACGCCTTTTTAAGCTCCTGTTCTTCGACGGCGTCAATCGTATCGCCGTATTTACTTTGCAACTCAGCGAGGATGTCGGGCATCCCTTTAAGCTGATTATTGGCATCAAGGAAGCTTAACCCCAGCTGATCACCGGCGCGGGCGGCAGACCCTAAGAACGCCTTATATTTCGTGGCCGCTTCACTGCCGGACATGGTCGCTTGTAACTGACCTAAAACGGAAAGCTGCTCCGCAAACGACACGTTCGCCGAAGTGGCTGCAGCACCCAGATTAGAGATCGCCGCGCTCATGTTTTCGCCATCGGTTTTAAACGCTTGCACCGATGAGGCAATCCCGGCACTGAAATACTTACCGAATTGCATGTCCCGCTCTTGCTCGGACATCGCGTTCCAACCGGCAATCGTATCACCGCCAAACTTATCAAACTGTTTGCGGTAAATACCGTAACCGGACGCGAACAAACTGGTCATTTGGTCCGTGGTTGATTTCGTTGCGCCCGCCGTCATGGCTGCAATGCGGGTAAATTCGCCCACAGCGGCATCAGACAGCGACGAAATACCCGATTTGATGTCGTAGCTTGCTGCGATAAATTCGGCTTGTGTGGTGCCCGCCCATTGGTTAGTAAAATCTTTTGCGGCTTGCGTGATCTCCTCGATACCCTCGGCACCGATCCCCAAGCTCTGGATCGTGCCCTGGGCGCTGGCCACTTCGCCATAACTATCGGTGAGCTGTTTCATCGCAAACACTGCTGCGCCCACCTTGGCGGTGTCCATTGCTGCAGACCCCATCAAAGCGCTGTTTTTATCGCGCAAGGCGGTGAGTTTTTTCTCACGCTGCGCCACCGCTTCTAACTTGCGTTGCTGTTCCTCTAAGCGTTGATTGACTCGGGCGGTGTGACGTTCTAACTGGCTGGTTGCCTGGCGTAAGTTCTTGGTACTCACTCCGGCCGCATTTAAGCGGGTACGCATTTCAGACAGTTGTGTGTTTTCTTTTTCGTGTTGCTTGGTGAGCTGCTGCGCTTCACGCTTGGCCCGGTTGAACTCATTGGTCAAAGCACGGCTAGGCGTTTCGGCCTGTTTGATCTGCTGGGCTAATTGAGCGACTTTCTTTTGCTGCGCATCGAGCGCGCGCTCGGTGTTGGCGCTTTCTCGTTTTAGCTGCTTGAAGGATTCAAGATCGCCCGAGGTTTGCTGCAGTCGTTTAAGTTGCTTGTGCGTGTTCTCGATGGCCACCGCCGACTTTTTGCTTTGGTCGGTGACTTTCTGGAATGGGGCGGTGTATTTATCCACCATTTCCATGACCATCGTCAGTTTATGTTTTTGATCGGACATACAGGCCCCTTACAAACAAAAAAAGGCCGGGTAATCCCGCAAAGGACTACCCGGCATTTTGTGCTTCTTGCGCTTTTTCATGGCGCTCGATGGCGATGCGATGCCAGTCCATTAGTTCCCCTAACGGCATGGCTGCCGTGGTACTGGCATTAAAACCGGTGAACACCAAATAAATGTCGGCCTCCACCTCCATCACATCCGCCGGCAAGGGGTTTATTCCATGAAAAAACCCACGACATCCGCACACACTGACGCAAGATCGGCAGGGCAAAGCGTGTCGAACTCGGCTTCGGTAATATCAGAAATACGTGGCACAAGTTTACGGACTTGAGTTACATCCATGCGCATAATAGCCATCAGCTCTAGGCCGCGAAGGCTGCCCGAATTTGGCTCTTGAAAATTGATCGATGTGATTTCTTTCTCACCACGTTTGATAGGTTTTTTAAGCTCTGTCACTTTAGCCATGTTGGCTTTACTCCAAATAAAAAACCCAGCTCGGGGCTGGGCTTATGAGATTAAAGAATTAACGATTTAAAGATTTATTTACTGACCTAACGCGTTGCGAATTTCTTCGTTTCGGTCTTTGCCATCGGCGCCAACAAACTTGTTATTGAGCTTGTCGATTTCGAGCATTTTTTTGTTGTCTACTTCCAGCTCGATGTATTCAACATCGATCACCACCTTGTTTGTGGCTTCACTGCCTGGGGCCCATTCGTTGAACTCCAGTTCACGCCAGAAACCCGAGGCACGAACAATCACAGTTTTAATTTCACCGTCACGTTCAAGGGCGCCGCGGAACGTCACCACTTCGTTACGACTCGAACGAGAGCCCACCATCCCCATCACATCTTTCGAGTAATCCGAGACGGTCACTTCCATTTCCATCGCTTCCAGTTTGCCGACGCTGCGTTTCACGGTGCCACCAATACCAGCACCATCAAAGTCGAGAGTTTTCATCACGACTTTAGGCAGCGTGATTTTGTTCGCCTTGCCGGCGTAACTGTTGTTTTTCAGAAAGGCGTTAAAATCTACCAATACACTTGGAATACCTGCCATCTGTCAGCCCCTTAGCTAAAAATTTGTTCGTTATAAGTACGGTTAACGTGCTGACGGAATGTCACACGTTCGGCCACGTCGTAGAATCCGAGGTCGTAATCAAAGAACACCTGACCTGTTCCGATCGCGTTGATGTTATCTTCGGTATCCACCCAACAAAGGCCACCGCTGATCACTTTCCCTGTCAGTCGGCGCAAGAACAAATTTACGCGGCCCGTCACTGACTCGACATAGTTCTTAGTGACATTACGGTCCACGGCGTCCTGGTGCGCTTCGTTGATGCTATCGCCGACAATGTAACGAATACGTTGATGCGGTAGCATGACGCCATTGGTGAGGCGGTTGCCCCATAGATGCCAACCACCCTTTTTATTTACGATGGTTACAATGTTGTTGCTGTTGAGCTGGTTCGCTAAGCAGCTTTTCGCACCTGGTCCACTCGATACATAAGGAATATCGATCGCCGTGCCTTCAATCTCGTAGATCTTGCGGTTCGATGGTGAGTTCCAGTAACCCTCATCGTTATCAACACGCACAATATGACCGGCTACCGTGGCCGACATGTGACGCTTAACCGTGGTTTTCTTGTCTGGGTCATAGACTGAAATACCACCGTGCAAGAAATACGCTTCGGCAAACTTACGCGCACGTTTGATCACGTTGCTGTAAGTGTCGTAATGGTCCGAGTCAATCAGGGCGATACCGTTAAGGTTTTTCGCTACGCTTTCCATCTTCTCGCCCACACTCGATAGGTGTGAGAACTCCGGAGCGATGATCAAGCGAGGACGAATACCGAGCAAACCCTCAGCTCCTTCCAAGGCGGCTAAGCCTGTCGTGTTACCGTTCGCATCCATTGAGCCGATCACGTTGGCTTTGGTGGTCGCTTCGTCATTACCTTCGGCGACACGAACCACAACCACCACCGCGCCGGTTTGGTTGTAAATGTCGGTTAAGGCATCTTTTAACGTGCCATCACTGCCCGCTTTAGCGATCAGCTTGTCCGAGGTGACGAGCGTCGGCTTATTCAGTGGGAACGGTTCATCCTCACCGCCAGATAAATACACCTGGTAAGCGTATTCGATGACGCCCGAACCATCACCGCCCGCGGCGGCCGTGATTAAGTCGTTCGCTGCATCGTCAGCGTTTAACGCGCTGGCAACTTCGGACGCGGTAGACGTGATTACCCCATCGGCGCCAGTGGCTAAGGTGACTTGAATGGCATCGCCATCGAGGGCCACCGAAAGCGCGACGTCGTTCGCTTCTGGGTCAATCAGTTCGATACTGATACCGTTGCCACGAGGACCCGTTTCAACCGCTGACACGGTCAGGGCGCTATTATCTTCGCCCAGGGTTAACGTGGCCGCGATAGCAGATTGAGCATTGGGCGCCGTTGCCACTAAACCGATAGTGGACGCGGCCAGGACTTCGATCGGGCGTGTCGTATCTGGTAGTAAATACGTTTCGGCACCGTGGAAATAATCTCCTGCCATGAGGTGTGATCTCCTTGTTACGGGTAATAAAAAACCCAGCCGAAGCTGGGTTATGTGGGTTTAAAGTAGGTACAAAAAAGCCCGCTGATTTAGCGGGCTTTAGTTAGTTGGTGGTGTTGGCCACGGGTTTTCTGTTTGGATTTTCTGTCGAGCGGCTTTGGCTTGTTGCTCTAGTTCGTCCGCTTCGGCGATGGCTTCCGGCGTTTTAATCAAATCACGTTTGATTTTTGCCTCATCAATGAGCGGGGTAACAACCTGAAAATAAGCGGCTCGGCGCGCATCATCAACCTGGTTATATTCGGCAATGTATTTATTGCTTTCGTTTGTAACCCATTGACCATCAATTCGTTCATCAAAAACCGTTAATGGCTTATCTGGCGTAAACCCGTCTTTAATGGGACCAAGTTCAGAAACCACTTCCGATTTAGTGCAATCTGATTCATCATAAATCGTAGTGCCTCGATGGTCTTCGATATACTCTGAACCACTCAAATCTTCCTTAGCTATGACTAAACATCCTTCCTTGGGTGGTAGCGGTTTAGTTAACAGTACGTTACGAGGGGTGTTCCATTTATCGGCTGTAACTTCACCCAACACCTCTCTGGTTTCTGGGTCGATATTCCAATACTTATTCATGGTTACACCTCTACCAATAATGGAAATGCTAAGTTTCGTGAACGTGTTTCGTATCCAACACGAGGAGATCCATGACCATCATCAGTATACTCGGCGGGTTTCCACACATCTCCCGTACCTTGCGCTGTAGGCACTTTGTAATCACCACCCGTCGACACGTTAACCAAACCATGCACAGTATCTGTACCACCACCGGAACGTCTTAAAATTCTCGAATGCCCTTGGAAAGCGTCAAGCTGAGAACTGCCAAATGTACGGTTTGTGTCCACCCCTCTTCCTTGGTCTAGGACACGGAAAAACTCACCTCTTGCCTCTGGAAAATCAATCATCCCTGTTCCCTGATTAACAAACTCAGGGAACGCAGCTGCCAAACGCCAGAACACAGCGACAGGAACAGAATTACCTAATACATTGAGCGTACCTTCTGGAAAGGTCATGCTCATCCAAGGCCATAACGGAGCACCAGGGCGTGATTTTTTGTAAGGCGTCCAATAAAACGGTTTTGTATCGTCCGTCCAACCAGATTGACGATTCTCATTCGTCAGTGGGTTTTTCCCAGCCAATGATTCAACATTGGAATACCATTGCCAGTAACTTAACTCACCCGTGGCTTGGTTTTTGGTATAACAAACCTCACCAATGGCATAAGTTCGTTGTGAGTCATAGGGCAAAAACTGACTATCAAATATTAACTTTGATACGTCATTTTCCTTGGCATACTGTGGGTGTGGATGAGCATTATCCGTATGCGCCTTATCCTGGTCATCCACATATTTACGCGTCGCGATAACAACATTCGGGTCAATCTTGATTTGCACCACATTCGCGGCCACGGCGTCATAAACCATTTCGAAAACCAGATCTTTAATAACACCGGCTTCGCCTGACGGCTTAAATGACGACGGTAAGTTACCAATGAAAATTAAATCACCTTCATCGTCGAAACACCCAACCTCACGCAAATACCACCCGCCGACGTTATGCGGGATCACCGCTTCCAACTCGATCCATGATGGCGCTCCGGATTCTTCTTCGATTCGATTCGGCGGGCATTCATAGATTTGTTTTTTCAGCGTGGTTTCTTGGCCTGTCGGCTCATATTCCGCGCCGTCCCCATCACCAAAGGCAACCCGGGTAATATCTACCTTTTGCCCTAGCAATGATGCATTTCGCAGCTTTGCCGCGCCGACTACTGTCGGGATTGTACTGTAGTTCATGCAGCCCTCGGAGTTAATCGCGTGGTTTCTGTAATTCGTAACCCAACCGCTAAATTAAGCTGGGTTTGATTTGTTAAAGTTTGTTGTTGCCTTGGCAAGATTCGAAGCCGTTCGCCAACCTTAGAGAACGCCGCCAAATGCAGCTTGGCATCACTGCGCAAGTTAATTTTGACATCGAGTACGTGGAGCGTGTCGCGCTTCGCTGCATTGATCGAGTGTCCAATTTCAAGTGCCATGTCTTCGGTGATTGGTCTGTCTTTGGCAAAGACATCGACCCGGAACGTACACGGCTCACCCTCTGGCACCATTTCAAACCATTCGTAGCACTTAGCATCAAAACCTAAGTTTTTAATGGCTCGCTCAACGGCGGGGCGAGAACCTTTGATTCTGTGATAGTCGGGGGAATCAGCCGTCACTTGACGCTGAATGCTTTCCGGCCAATCGGATCGCCAGTAATCCACGGACAACGCCCAGGCTAAATAAGGCAAAGCCTCAATCGGGCAATTGTTGGCATCCCACACGGTCGCGACGGGCGTTTTTATCTCATTGAGACGAGACGCCCCCGCTTCGTCGAGGTTCTTCTCTAGGTCCGATACGTTCGGGGGTAATATGGTTGTCATACTTCCCTCACTGTAATCGTGATCCCGTCACACAACGGCACTTGATGTGCCTCGGCGACTTTGTCGGTCCAGTTGGTTAAATTCACTTTCTTAACGTTGCCGACCGTCATGGCATCTTTTAAGCCCGAATCCGAGATATAACCGCCGAACTTGTTTTCGTTCAACGTATAAACGGCCGCTTCTTCTAGTGCCCGTTGCTTAATAGCGGCTAAGTCGGCACCTTTTTCGACCAGTAATTCGGCTGTCACGGTATAGCGGATAAGCTCGGCAGAATACGCTGTGACTCGATCGCCCATTGGACGATATGGCCACACGTAATTTTCCACCTTTCGACACAACTCATCGCTAGCCACGCCATCATTGGAATATGTCAGCAAGTAAAGCGACATCACCGCGGGGCTTGGTGAAATAGGCTCAACAAAGCGAATGTCACTATCTGCAGATAAGCCAAAGAACTGATAAGCCCCTTTAGGCCCTGCTACGCTGTAACCCTCTGGCGAAAGTTGCAGACGTATTTTGTATGACGTATCGCTTTCACCATCCAAACGAACAACCGGGTCGCCTAATGGGGTTCGATAATAGGTCGAACCTATGTGATCGAGTTGCGGACCCTTAGCGAACGCCAGCATGACGCCTTTGGCTTGTTCGTTGGCATCTTGGCGAACGTACATTTCACGATAGGCATAAGCCAACGCCGAACGATAAGACGGGTCCGCCGGGGCGGCATTTTCTAACGCGGCTTTTTCGGCAATATCCGCGACTATCTCATCGATAGGCACCTGAACAACCAAAGTTAACGGCGGTAATAGGTCGAGGTTAATCCCTTGAGACATCGATAATGATCCCCTCTAAAACGATGGGTTCGCCGTTATCCAAAAGCACCCCATACAAATCCAAGGTGACTTGGCCGTCTAGGCTAGATACGACTTTCATGTCAGTTAAACGAAGGTCGTCTAACCCGTTTTTAGGGTTAGCGATACACTCAGCCACGCGGACATAACATTCCATTTCAAAATTTAGGTCGATATTCATATCAACCAGCTCATGCAGCCGCGATCCATATTGACGCTCAACCACTAACGAGCCTTGTTCGGTTTCCAAAGCGTCGGTGATGCGCTGGCGCAAGTAATCGAGGCCGCCGATAACTTTGCCAGTTTGGCGATCGGTGCCTTGCTTCATTTCGTTAATTCTTTAATTCGTTAAACGATTGGATGCTGGCCCTTACTGCTGCCAGATTGAATATTTGCTTTGCCGTTTGTGGTGATTTCATCGACCACCGCTTCGGCGATGGCTTTGGCCATAGGACGAACCCAGGAATGATCACCGGATTCATTCGCACCGGCGCTGACCATATTGGCCACGATGCGATCTTCGAGGCTTTGCTTATCTAAGGCCATTATTTACCCGCCTTAACTTGCGTGCTGCAGTCACTGTGTGGCTGACCCGTAAACTGGCAAATGTGCGCGCCAGTAACGACGCCTTTACCCTCGTTCAATCGAATGTCTTTCGCATCCGAATTGATTTTGACGGTGCCGGTCGTGTTCACGGTTAGATTCTGCTTTGTGGTGACTTCGACGTCTCCCACATTGACCACATCGAGTTTGGACGACTCGCGGTCATGGACCACCTTGGATCCATCCCCAAAGGCGATAAAGAACTCGTTCGGGTTTGTGGTCGGGGGCGGCCTGTCATTGTGGTAACTGCCGGGCCATACTTCACCCAAGCGCAGATCGCCCGGTGACAGCACCGTGACCCCTTCATCTACTTCGGGGAACCACCACACCACCGCCTGACCGGAGCGCATCGGCTTAACCGGTAGCCACGCAGTAGACATCGGCTTTTCATCCGTGCCATAAGCGACTTTGACGCACCAGTTATCCGGGTCAATCTCGGACACCTTGCCACGTACATAAGACTGAGCGAACTGGCGTTCTAGTTCAGAGACGCGTTCTTCAAGACTCCGGGCCATTGGTTGGGTCCTCCCAGTCGGGCGTGATGGTAAAGTCCCCGCCTATGGTGATTTCACCAGGTAGGAACTCTTTCGGGTCGAGCATCAGATCGCCGAGGTGAATACTTTGTTCAAATGACACGATCATCGAGTCATAACCCAGGGCTTTGTCGCTGCCTCCTTTACCCGGCTTAAACATGCCTGGATAAATGGCCACGGAATCCTTAGCCACGGGTTTCACCCCGCGCTTAGACAGTCCCCAACTTTGGCTAGGAATAAGATCGTGTTCGATTTCTTTCTCGGTTGGTTCACCGAACCCCACCACTTGCGAAACGGCAGCGGCTAAATTGCGCACTGCTAACGGCAGTTGGGGCGTTTTCTTCGACAAGATGCAATAGAACTGAAACGCACAATCGAACGCCTGGCGCCCTCCGGTGATCGCATCCCCTGGCTTAGCCTCGACCATTTCAATCAAGATGGCGGGCGTATCGATTTTAAACTTTT